TAGTAGATATTGTAAATTGTGGCTGATTTATTCCAGTTATTGATATCGTAGGATTTTTTGGTGTTAAATCTTCGTTGGGTAGTATGTCATAACTTAATTCGGTTGAATCAGGTATAGTAGATATTGTAAATTGTGATACATTTGAGCCATTTATTGTTAATGTTGGATTTTTTGGCCTTAAATTCGTATTAGGTAATATATCATATGTTTTTTCAGCGGATCCTGAGTATATAGTAGATATTGTAAATTGGGATACAGAAGACCCATTTGTTGATATTGTTGGATTTTTATTAGTTAAACTAATATCTGGTAATATATTAAACGTAACTGTGTTTGGACCGAATACGGTTGTGTATAAAACAAATTGTGTAGTATTTAAAGTTGGGTTACTCATATTTATCCTTGTCCAAATCTTCTAGCATTGTTTATTTTAGTTGATGAATATAAATTATCAGATTTAATAGTAGCTTGTATATTGGCATTAGATAATGCTAATACAAATGTTTTTGCTAGTTTATTGTAATCTATAGATCCACCTCCCGATGTTTTAAGTGTACGATCTATAACATCATTTGGTCGGAATGCTGCAATAACATCGGTAGCAGCAGGTCTGAGTATAGGTCCTCGGTCCGGCATGATTAAGGTATCGTGTACGTCTACTCCGGCTCTTACTTTAGCTAAAGCTGTTAACTTTTCCACGATTGTTTTTAAATCAGCGCCAAGTATAGGAAGTGATTCTGCTAACTTAGTAAGCGGAGCTGATATAGTATCTGCAACACCCCCGACGTTTGCATATTTACCTATTATATTCTCGTTGCCGCTTAACATTTGTGCATAACCACTAATTGATTTGTCGCCTGTTCTTCTAATTTCTGCAATTAAATCTTCTTGCGTTTGACCGATATCAACATCCTTTGAAATGTTAAGTTTAGTCAATAGTTCTATATTTTTTAAATGGTCATTCGCAATCTCTGCAGTGGTTCTCGTATCAGATGCTTTTAATAATTCAGCAATATCTTTATTGTCAACGCCTTTAGCCCGTAACTGTTCTGCTACTTTTGACATATCGCCAGCTGCGAGGCGCATTATATTTTCAGCTCCTAACTTTGTTATTAATTTTTGTTTTTGTATGCTTCGTGCCAACGTTGCTTCATCTGTTCCTAATAATTCCGCAGCCTTTTTTCTTGCAAATAAATTCTTTTCTAGAATCGGACCTTGTGTTTTAATCAAATGATTCATTAGTTCAGCTTGTTTATTTGCATCGCCTTCTATAGTCGCTCGGCGATATGCATCAGTTAAACTTTTGTCATTTTGATCTAATAACCGTTGACCCGATACTAATTGATATTCTAGTTCACTTCCAATTGATGATTCAATATCTAATAAATTAGTACCAGCAGTATGCAATCGTTCCATGTTTAATCCTAATGCTTTAGATTTTAAAACTGCAAGTTCTAAAGAGCCTGGTATTCTCTGATATTGTAGTTGTAAATCAGCAGTAAGATTTCCAATATCTTCGGTTATAGATTTTTGTATAGTTAACGCGTCAATTCCGGTAGCTTTGCTTATGGAATCTGCAAGTTTTTTTTGTATTGCTAGTGTAGCATCTGCTTGCTCTTCCATGCCGGCTGCATACAATATAAATCCTTCTGATACATCTTCAGATAGACCCATGTTATTTTGCATAATTTGAGAAGCTTTTAACATGCTTTGAGCCATATCGTTACTCATGTTTCCGGCATGCAGCATTCCCCCGGCGGTGTCTTGTAACTGCTGAGCGTATCCGAATAATTTAGTTTCGCCAATAGCAAATTCTTTATTCGATTCAACTAAATCTTTATATACGGTACGTACTGAATCTGCTAATTTCTGACCACCTTTGCTTGATACGCCAAATGCTTTAGCTAATCCTTTATTTTCTTCTTCTAAATATGTTAAATTTTTATATAATGTATCAACTGACTTTGCTAACTCAGCTTGAAAACCGATATTTATACGTAAACCTTGTTGATACTGAGTATTTTGGGTATTAACATTTTTTAGAACTGTTGCGTATAATTGATATAATGAAGTCAGTTGTGGTAAAGTCCTACTTAACTTCTCTATTTCAGTTTCGAGGTATTTTCTTTCTTGTTCTTCAGGAGTGTCAGGTATTCTACCTTGTTTGGGTTTACTTCGTAAATATTTTAGTATATTATTAGTATTTAACATTATATAGAAACCTTTTTTAATATAAATATTTTAACGGTCTTTTTTTATAATGTTTTGTTGTTTAGATCGTTTTTCTTCTGCCGCTCGTTGTTCATTTTCTATATGATCATATTTTTTATTTATTTTTGAGATCCATAATTTTCTTATATGAATTGGCAATGAATAAATAGTGTTCCAGTCCCATTTACCATCACCTGCCCATAATAAATCAAAAAGTTGTTCGTGAAATTGTACTTGATGTTTTGAATTAAACCCAAAAAAGTTCTGCTCCAATACGAAACCTAGATGAGAAGGTGCTCCCATCTTCACCTTCAAATTCCATATTAAAATCTAATCCGTATATGTTTTGTGTTAGATATGTTCTAAATAGTTTAGAATCTGAAACTATGAAATTATATTTTATAAAATCTTCAATTGCGGAAAGATCCCGATTCCCATTTACAGATTTAATTGTTAGTTTCATTAAATCAGAAACTGAATGATCTTCTGTAATTTTTGATGCTTCGGTAGTTGTCAAGTATTTAAATTTAATAACATCTTTATTTTTTTCTGTTATATATTCAAATTCTCCGTTTTCATCTGATTGTAAATTGAACTCACGATATGCAATTTTAGATAAATCTATAGTTCTTTGTAGTTGTTTATTAGTTTTTGGATCTGTTACTGTGACTGGATATTCTTTTCCGTAACTATATATTCTAGCAGAAATTAATAATGCTTCTATATCCGGATTGCCGATATCTGATGAAACAACATCAGGTGATACTATTAATGCATCTAATAATTTTTCAAAAACCATTCCGTTGTTAATGTAACTAGAATTAGTTAAAATATCTTCATCATATGCAGTCATATGCCGTAATTCTATAGTTCCGGATCGTAACGGTGATGATTGTGGATATATTAATCCTTTACTTGGTAACTGTACAATATATCCAGGTACTTTTAATCTTTGTTGTTTTTCGTAGTTTTGTCTTGCTAAATTTACAATGTTTTGATTGTCTAAACGATCGGTAACTTTACTCATAAAATATCCTTTATAACTTTATTATAAATATAAAGAACACAAAAAAATGGGAGTCGAAACTCCCATTATATAAACCAATAAAAATAAAAATTAGAAGCTTAACAAAGCCCAGTCATAACGCAGAGTTAATTCGATATTAACTACATCTTCCGTAGACCAGTCCAACGATCCGAAATTTGAATCAAGTATAAATGCTCCTTTTAAAATCCATTGTTCAACAACTTCACCTAATGGAGATAATTGTTGTAATTTTATTTCTTTCTTATAAAATGAAGAATATCCATCTCTACCAGTAGCAGATTCGTGATGTAAACGAACCCATTCCATTACTGCTTGAGCGCCTGATGGTACAATTGCATCATATAATGTTACAGAAATATTATTCCATACTGTTTTTCCTTTAACATATCGTTGTACATTGATATGATCTAATGTTACTTCGCCGTTCGACATCTGTGGCTTAGCTGATGCTTTTATTAAATATGCAGGAATACCATCTATATCCATTACGAATTGATGGGATTTCTTCGGTTCCCATTTTTGTGCATCTAACCAATATTCAGATTCAATACCGTAATCCGTTAGCCCGGGGTTAACTTGATCTTTTAATGCCATTTTATTAATCCTTATTATTTTCTTATAAATATCAACAAAGTAAAAAAGGCAGAACCGAAGTCCTACCTTTTATACATAAAATTAAATACTATCCATTAAATGATGCACCCGTTGGCTGAATATTGAAATCTAATATTATAAATTCAGCTGTGCGTGTTGGTTGTAAAAATATTTGACCATATAAGATATTTCTATCTACTAAATCCGGAGTATTATTTTTATCATCCATTACTACACGGAATGCATATAAACCTTGTTGTGATCGTACTGATTCTAAATACGGATTAACGATGCTAGTAAACTTATTTCTTGTTGCTGCCGTATTCTGATCAAATACTAAATAACGAGTAGCAGAAGCTATAAATTTCTTAACCGTAATTAATAAACGGCGCACATTTACGCGATCTAATGCACTTGGCCTAGCTTGCAATGTCTTTTGCCCCCATATTACAATTCCGTCGTTAGGGAAGTTTGCAATAGGGTTAATACGAGCTTCATATAATGTATCTCGATTTGTTTGAGATAAATTTTTAGATGTATTAGTAACCGATGTCAATCCTCCTCGATTTAAACCTGCAGGAGCATACCATGGTGCAGCAACTCGATCGTTAAATGCTAACGCACCAGGTACAACAACACTTGGAGGAACAAATATATTATTAAATGGTCCAGGTATTTGCACCCATGGATAATATGTTGCTGTATAATTTGTGTCTAACGAATTAACATCAGTAACTGCTTGTGTAATAGATGCATTATACTCAGAACTATCCATTACATAAAATGCATCTTGACGTGTAGTTACTAAGTTAATAGCCGCTTCTGTTACATCTGCATGCAGACTATGAATTATTCCAGGTGTCATAAGCAAATTAAAATCATAATAATCTGTATTACTTAATATGCTAAATGCTTTTTTATATGATTTAGTACCTGTGCTTGTTGCAAGATCGCAATTAAATCCAAATGTATTAGTTGCAGTTATATCTGCTCCAGAAAATTTTGGTATATTTGGATATGTACCATCAAATCCGCCTTGGAAAGGAACAATAAATCTTCTAGTAGATGCTGCTACGTTACCTAATGAATTATTAGTTAAATCAGATTCCAATGATCCGGTGTACGCAGTAGCTACGGTTGGGAATCCTACTGAAATTGACTGAGAAACGTTTCCTAAATAGAAATCTGTATTGCTAGCCGTTACAGCTGTAGATGTATTCTGATCAGAATGTGGTAACGGAGCAAGATAATTTAAATTATTCTTTTTAGAAAAATCAAATCCATGATACTGAGTTATAGATGTCGATTGTGAAATTACATATGATGCTGCAGCTAAATTAACTGAACCAGATACCATTACAATTGGAGATTGTAACGCTCGGAATCCAAAAGGAATTGCAGTCTTTTCAGTGCCATTTTTAACGGCCTCTGTAACTTCTACTCGAACATATTTAGAAATATTTGGGAATTCATTACCATTAATTACAATTTCGCCATCCTCTGTTACGGTTTGATACTGCGTACCGATAACTTTTCCAATATAATTTGCAGATGATGGATCTAAGTTACATCGCTCATATGTTTCAATTGGTGATGTAGGCTCTGATTTAAAATCATATACTGGATTAATAATATTAGTAGTATCAACTCGATAAATGTCTACAGCAAATTCGCCATAATCGCTACCCGGTACTTGTGTATCTAATTTAATATTACGGATTGCAACTTTAATCTGATAGTTAACTCCATTACCATGTGATATAGTGTGAAACTTAAATAAGTTTTTAACGGCACTACCATATTTTTGTGATGTAATCCACGGTGTTGCTGCGGTATTATAATCTTGCAAGAATTGATAATCAGTTACTTTTGCTAATTCAATTGTTACTTGTCCCGTATTATTAAATAGAGACAACGCATTTGAATTTTCATATTTTACATACACCGGATAATCTACACTTTTAGCAGATGTACCGAAAATTTTCGTGATATATTTATTAGAATTTGGATCTATCGATGCAGATACAGATGCCCCATTGCCGGCAATAAATGCAGTATATCCTGGTACAGATAATGTATTAAATGATCCAGAGACTTTGATTTCGAAACTACCAGACTGGTAATCGTTAATTAATGATGATTCAAACACATTGCTTGTTGCTGAAACATATTCAACAGGCTGCGTTGGGTGCAATACATGCGTTACTACTTTAACTAAACCTGCGCCAGATCCGGATGATGCAATAACTGCTAACACTCCATTTTTAAGAGAATATCCATCTTCATACAGTATACGAGTAACCGTCATTGGGTTACCATTTGAGTTTCTAAAATATTCTTTTACAGTAAACGGTACATATGAATCTACGGAACTAGGAAGTCCAAATACTTGTTCATATTGACCGATAGAATATATTTTTGTTGGTACAAGTGCTGGACCTGTTAATGTTGGACCTACGATTGCAGCACCTATTTGACCAATTGCCGCTGGTAAAAACGATTGATCTACTTCATTCGTAAAGACACCGGCGGATACGATTCTTTCTGCCATTAAATTACTCCTTTGATTGATTTTATATATAAATATGATGTATTAATACCTAACCTGTTGTTATAGGTGTAAACGTACCGTCTATGATGTTTATTTGACCATCTCCATAACGTTCTTTGAGCTTATCTAATAATTCAGTTTCTTGTTTTCGAAGATCTGAAAATTCTGATATTAATACAGATTTATTTTCTTCCAATGTCCGTAACTGAGCATTTAATAGTTCTTGATCTATAGTAATCGTGCCTAAATAACGAGCATTTGTGTTAAACTTTTCTTGCAATTCTCGTATTGCATCTGCATGTTCTTTGTCTAATTTTTGTGTCATAACTTTCTTAATATTAAATGTATATTATATAATAATAAAATTATTTGAAAAATCAAACCGGTTTATCTACAACATCAAATAAATGCGTTAATCCATATGACCAATATTGTTGCATTTCTTCTTGTGTGCATATTGCTGGGTCTATGACGTATTCTGGATGCGGCCAACCTTTGTATATCGATATGAGTTCCATTCGATCTGTGTACACTGCTTTAAATACTAGCTCTTGGGTTTCTGGATCAAAATTTAATTCCATAATAATCTCTAAAATAATTTTCTACTCGAAGTTGTTCAGATTCGTTCATCCATTGCTCTGTAATGAATCCGGCTGCAATGGTAGCTCCTCCGTTAACAAAGGATGAACCGTTGCCAAATACTATGTAACTATTTTGCCAGGTAGTACCTGTGAAACTAGTTATTGGACCAAACGTATTAATCATGTTTTTAGTTCCATTAACATATATTTCTATTTCACTGCCGGGCCCGGTAGGTTGTTTCATTCGGGCTTTAATTGTAAGTAATACCCAATCACCACTTCGTGTTTTTGCATCACCCGCTGTCCACATTCCGTAGTTTGTACTCGAGTATGTGTTACCAACAAAAGTTACTTCAAAATCACCATTGAGTGATTCTACAATTAAATCACCAGATGTACCAGTTCCTGGAAATAATGATTCATCATTTTTACAAAACAGCACTACACCATTCGAAGATGGTACACGACATACCATCATGAGTGTCATTTCATTAGTGTTGGTCATATCAGGTACCGCAGTATTTAGTACTCCGAATGCATCGTTGCCGTCAAACGTGATTGCTGCTCGATTGTTATTTACTGCCTGTGACACATATAAAGGATCACTAGTAACTGTAAATGACGATATTGCAGATTGTGTTAATGGATTATACGTACCTAATAAATTTGTTACATCGGTTACGTTTGTTCCAGATAGCGTCATGTTGTCAGCATTCCAATAGAAGAAAGGACAATCATTTCTTGCTGATGCTAACAGTACAGGATCTTGAAGCTTATCCATGTTAGCAGTACCATCAGTTACGCCACCAGCATACCCAGTACGGAAACCAGCCATACCTAATCCGGTCTTTACTCCTTGCAAACGACCTTGATTAAATCCTCGTTCGAAACCAATTCTAGCCATTATTAGTAGAATTCACCGTTAACAAAAATACTAGAAGTAGAACCAGCAGATAAAAACACAGAAGCCGATGTTTGCATTGTTAAGAATGTGTTTGGAGCTAAGTTAAAGTATGGTACGCCGTTTGCATCTTTTTGTTTTTGAAACACGCTCGCATACAATGCATTACCAAAATAATCAAAGTTTGCAGTACCAGCTGTAAATCCGGAATTCGCAGTAACTGCTAATACTCCCATTTTAGCAATACCAGCTGAACTAGATAATCCTAGTACATGATTAGCTGCGGTGGTAGAGTTAGTTCCAATTCCGATGCTATAAATACGAGAACCATTCGTTCCTCCTTGTGCGATAACTACAGGAGTTAATTGCGATGAACTTAATAAAAATGATGATGAAGCTAGTAACGCTCCGGTAAATGTTAAACTTGTTGCCATAATATTATTATTTTATATTAATAAATATTTTCATTAAAAATTGTTAGATAAATATAACAATGTTGCTTGAAGCAATGCATCTGAGGTTATATTGTTGCCTGAGGATCCTGTTAATGAGCCGGATATAGTTGTAGAACCAGTTATAAGTAATACATTACTAATTTGTACTGTTTGTGATAATGGGTTTAAATATGAAGCAGTTACATTAGTTAACGCGCGACCATCTCCACTAAAATCTCCTATAAAATAACTTGCGGTTACTACTCCGGCTACATACACAGATCCGGTAATCTTAAGTGATGAAGTAAACATTGCGTTATTTAATAATGGATTATTAATAATAACAGTATCACCAGAAGCGCCAACATACAACGTATTACCGTTGCTAGTAATAGTCCCGCCTCCTAATAAATCCAATGTTACTGGTGCTGCAATGGTTCCGAATTCGACAGTTCCTGTAGTTGTTTGATCGCCTATTATAATAGAATTACCAGATCCAGATTCAGGCCGTAGGATCATATCACCTGATGATGATATTAAAATAGTTCCGGTAAGATCTCCGTTTTCATTATGAAACTGTAACGGTTCTGCATTTATTACTTTGAACTTCATATTATATCTTTACATTATTAAACTTAGTAGTAGTAGCAACATTATTCACAACACGCGATACGACAGGTGCACCGATATTGGTAGGTCGATAATAATCAATCTCATTTAATGATTCATTTTCTAATAAACGATGTATATCCCAAGTATTTTTTGTTACGGTTATATTATTAACATTTTCAGTTAATAAAGAAAATTTCATGTTTTTATATGAAAATGCTATATTACCAATTTGGGATGTATATGGTGCATTCCATATCAATATTAAACTATATATACCAGGTCGTAAATTAAATGTTTTGTTGTATGAAATAGTAGTTGGAGTTAATGATTTTAAATTGGTATTATCACTGTCTAATACTCGTAAATCATAGTTATCTATGAGTATTATTTTAGGTGTATAAAAATCTACATCATGATATAGAGCTCGGGTTGGGTCATATGTATATTTTATATATGGTGAGAATTTATAATCAAATGATAAATCTATATTAACATCACTCTGTTGATTCACATTGAATACGCATCCTAAATCTGATGACTGTGCATATATATTGAGTGCGATACTTTTATCTGTACCACAATACAACACATTAAACCAATCTGCTTCTTTACGTATCATAGTATACTGAGTGGTTGCTATTGCCCCTAATAATATACAATCTTCGCCTCCTAATGCTGGCGTATTTTTTATTAATACTCCCTGTGTCATTGCTTCACCTGTGGTTGCTAGATATGCAGATCTACCATTGTTACCAATTGGAACAAATGTATTATGCGACCAGTGCTGCATGTGATATGCGGGTTTATATCGTCGATTTGCACTAGGAATAAGTGCTGCAGCGGTAGAATATCTAGATCCATAGTTATGCGAAACAGTTAATGCAACATTACCGGAATATTCTATATTTTTCATTATACCTTCTTCCATTAAACTTTCAAAAAACTGATTACTGCTTCTGTAATTGTCAAAAAAGTTGTTTTTAATGTAAGTTTTTCGACGAACCCACATTGGATATGGAGCGTTAACGTTTAAATCATATTGTATTCCATCATTCATATGTGAAAATATGTTATGATTGTATACTGCATAGTTAGTCGGAGTAAATTGTATAGCTGTATTATATGTTAATCGTTGAAATGTATTAAATACAACTAATGGTGAATTTAAATATTGCTGAGATCTGTATGTATTTGTAATTGCACCAGCGGTTACTATGTTTTTATACACTCCCATTTGTGCTACGATGCATGATAGATCCTGTCCCCAATCTACGCCAACATCTTCAATTTTCATTAAATATTGCGGAGATGCCAATTGGTTGGTTGCTTGTGAACTTTGTATCAATCCTTCGACTAATGCGTTTTGTATGTGTATTTGATTCCAAGTTGAATTACTATATATTCCGCAACGATCGTTAAATACATTTTTCTTAAGAGAAGCAGTACCTCGATTCGTTTTCATTACTATAGTACCAGGCGCGATGTATTCGTTAGCAACCGGACGATCTAATGTAACAACACTACCAGAAATTGCTATAACATCATAACTACGTTTATACCCATCAGTTGGACTATTTGACCCAGTTAATAAGTTATTTGCACTAGTAGCACCTAGCGTTAAATTCGTATTTAATTGATTAAAGTTTGAGCCGTTATCTATACCTTGTGTAACCCCTCGTACAGAATTTCCGAATTGTTTACTCCAAAACATTATAGAATCGCCAACGCGAATATTTTTAACACTGCGCAATTTTATTTCGTTTTGAGTGTTAGGTGGATATCCAGATGCTGATTGAAAATTATATACACCGAACAAACTAAGACCTGTATATTCACTAGATTGATTTCCGGCAGCGTTATGATAACGTATAAACCGTTTAGTTACACTGCCACTTGGAAACGTATAATATCTAATTGCTCCGCTTCCGGCAGAAATTCTTAAATCATCTTGCGTTGCATAAACTTCTTGCCATGAATCCGGAGTATCCGATACTTCGAATTTAATTTTTTGCATGATGTTAGCCCACCCAATTATATTCGAAGGATATCCAGATTCTATACCCGTATATCCATTTCCTGTTGCTGCAGATATACCAATCGTATCAAAAGTAACCGGTGCTCCTAAATCAACTGTTAGATAATTTAATCCAGCGACAGAAGCTGTCATGTTTACTGGTGCAGTGAAACCGTAATTATATGTTGGATTAAAATTTAAAAATCTGCTATTTTGATATGCAGTTAAATACGTTTGGCAGGTATTGATATTGTTATGTGCAAATGTAAAACTATGCAAATATGGCATAATGCCGGTCTGACCTTTAGTTCTCCAATATTCCCAAACTAAATTACGATGACCCATTTCATCTTCAACTTCAGTAGCCCACCATTTCACTGTTTTGTTTGCAGCATGTGTTTCCATTAGGCCGGCTTCTCGTACGTCTTGAGCTGGGGCAATTTCTTCTTCAGTATCCAATATAATTAAATCATAAAGATTTTTAATAGATACTGAAAATAACGATGCATAGCGACGTAACTGCACGGAAATACCTCCAGCATCATGTAATGATATCCATCTACCTAAACTAACGTTATTTGCTAGTAATTCAGTATATCCTCCTTGCACTCGAACTTTTAAATTAACTTCAGATCCTATAGATGTAAATGATGATGTTGGTAGATTGGTAAAAAAATCTCCGTCATTGTAAAAATCTCGTCGACTACTTCCACTTACATAAATCAATCCATCGCGGTTTGCATCAACAGATCCTTCGACATTAAAATAAATTACACCATCTCCCCTTACGCCAAATGCGTTATTTTCTTTAGGATATACCGCAGTTCCATAATCTACAACATGTAATTGATAATCTTCTCGTTGTGTCGGCTTTACTGGCCAAACGAGTCCAATTGAATCATTTATACTACCACTATATTTAGTAAAGTCTTGTATTAAACTTCCTGATAATTCGATTTCTCCTTCTTTAAACCAGCTACCAGAAATAAAGAAATTACCTCGTAGATACGGTTGTACAGTCGTGTTTGATGCGGTTGATAAACTTGTGGTATTTAAAAAGAATGAATATCTACCATTACGAGATCCGGTTGCTATATATTGATATGAAAATAATTGATCTTGATAAGTTGGGCCGGCTACTGCACCTGAATAACCGGATCCGGAAAATGCATATGGAGACTTGCAAAATTCTTGTGTTGCTTGAGTGTTTGGATTTGTAAAATCCACAAATCTAGATTGTGTTAAATATGTGTTTGTTTGTAATACCCGAAATACGCCTTCATTTGTCCCAACTAAATCTCCAGCTTTAAATGCGTGATGATTTGTTTCTACAAGCAATACACGACGACTCCCCGAATAATATTCAACCGGACGTTTAAATGTTTCAGCAAACTGCTTATATGTAAATGTTCCTAGATTTTGATGTACATAACCTTGATATCCTAATCGTTTAGATACATATAATCTACTACCACTAATTTTTTCGATGCGTACGACTTCGTCTGTTTCTGGAGTACCTGTTGTATATGCATCCATCCAGTTCATTGTTTTTGCAAAATACGAACCAACCGGATTCAGTATGTTACCAGTTGTGCTAAAACTAGATGTTGTTGACCCTGACAATGTCATTATACCGTTTATGTTAGTATCTTGCTGTATAGTCACCCAGTCGCCTACATCAAATGCTGCTGTGTTTTGAACTTCTATAGAATCATCACCGGGACTACTAACTGCGGTAGTTACTGACGATGAATAGTTTGCAGATCCGGATATTAATACGAAATTACTACCAACGTTATTTAAATACACACCACTATTTATTTGGCCTTGCACATTGTTTTGTAAACTACTACTAACTTCAATTGTTGCAGAATCCTTTACTATCAGTGTGCTAAAATTTGCAGTGTTTGTAAAGAAATCTACAGATGGAGTTGATCCGGTTGCTAGTATTAGTTTTGCAGTATCTTTAATTATAAATTGATTGTGGTCTCCCATTCTAACTGTACCAACAGCCCATTGTTGCGATCCAGTAAGCTCATACATTAATGGACCTTGCATTGCACCAGAAGCTGGTGCTGAAGCAGTAAATGGAATTAACTGAAAGTTATTAGTCGTCATGTTACCGAATGCATAATCGCTATTTGCTTCATAACTCCCTGATATAATCCAATTATTGCCAGGAACTACGGAACATGTTGTGTTGCTATAAGATCTATCTAAACTACAACTATGCAAATATGTATTAGTAGTAGTACCCGTCATGAAACGGTAATCTACTTTAACATAATTTTTAAAAGAAGCATGTGTTTTAAATAAAAAACTACCAGATGTAGCTGAAAATCCGGTATTGCCATATAAACGTATTCGTACTTGGCCATCTAGTTCTGGAGTCCATGGGAATATATAATTTGTGTATGGTAATACGATAGATGATGCTGCATCTGGTATATAAAATGCTTGTGAATATGGATGATGTGGAAATACTGCTATATCCGCTGGTCCAGGCACTACTCCGCCGACCCATGTGTTTGGATCTAAAACATTTAATGGTGTGTCTGAGCCAGTTTTTGCTGTTATAGTAGCCATATGATTATCCTAATTGTTGTAATACTACTTCATATATTTTAATAATATCAGCAAACATCGCAGTTTCATTTACAGGCATTTGTGCAGTTGGGTCTTGTTGTTGTATTTCCTGAAGATATTGATCATGATATGTTCTAACTACGTCTCGTTGCTGTTCTAGTTCTGTTTTTGAAAACTGATATGGTGTATTTATAGTAACGGTATCACTGCTGATACTAGCACCTCCGGACTTAAGTATTCCATATAATAATTGAATGTTACTAGGCAACATTTCTGATAATCGTTTTTGTAATATAGGTGTTTCCATGTTTTAAGGCCTTTTATAACTTTTATAAATTAGTTCAGATCCTGATGGGATCGTTATATTAAATTGTACTGATGCCGTTGTAATTGGGATAAAATCTATAGCATATCGCAGTTGTAAACCATTGGCATGAACTTCTAAATATTCATATGTAGATGAACTATGATATGTTAATGCTCCTGGTATAGTAACAGTTGTACCTGACAATATACTAGCTGTTAATGTAGAATATGAAGCAATTGGGGCATTTAATCCGGATATATCAACTGCAAACGTAGTGTTATCACCTTTTGTGAACGTAATATTTGGATCCGAAAACGATGCTGTTTTTAACAATGAACCAGTGTCAACAGATCCAGCGCCAGGCGTACCATATGAAACGGTACCGGTAGAAATGTCATAATACAATACATTTGATGTAGAAGAATTTGGTATTGTAGTAAAACTAACAGACCCGCTAACACTAAATGATCCTGTTAACGATGTGCTACCAGATACGTCTAGTTTAGAACCAGTAGGATGTTTACCTATACCTACTCGTCGTAAATAATCTACTACAAAAATATCGGTATCTGTTGCAGATGTATTAACTAAAAATGCCGGTGCAGTTGTTTCGATACCAAAGTCACCATATCTAACATGCAATTGTGCCTGTACTGACGCGGTTCCTAAACCAACCCATCCTTTTTGTTGATCTATAATAAAATCTGGTTTTCCGCCGAATTTTGCAGGATTAGAATCGATGTTAAAACTGCCAGATTCATCGATGCCGGCATACATACTACCAATATCATTGTTATATCGTATATAAGCTTCTTTATTCGACTCTCGATGTATTCGTACGTTACCACCTGAAACGTGTAACAAATAAGCTGTATCAGGATCGGATGTACCTATGCCTACTTGTCCGTCAGTAACAGTTAATGATCCAGTTACGCCAGAGTTTCCTTGAGATCGGAAACCGTTCTTTATTATAAATTCATTTGCCATTTATTACTTTCCCTATCCAGTAATTTGGTTATTTTATATAAATATGTATGAAACTGATATTATGTAAAATTATATTTACCGTTCTGATAGTTTTGCTGAATCTCAGATACAGTTAATGCTCGATTGTATATTTGAAGATTTCCAATTTTAAAATCATAATATGATGTTACCCCGGTAGCACCTGTTGCTCGAGCTAACTGCCAATCTTTTATGTTACTAGTTTGGTTAATAGAAGTTATTGTTCCTAAAGTAACCACATTAACCGAATAGTTTATTCCATTAACATAACATGAAACATCGCTTGTTATGTTTGATACGGAAAATGCTAAATGTTGCCATTTATTTAGTTCAAATGCATCTGTATTGGTAGTCCAATATGCATAATCCGTAGTAGTTCCTAAAAACAGTCTAGGCCTACAGTAACTAGTACCAGCTGTTAATCCTACATAATCGGCATATCTAGGAATACTTGATGTATCGTATCTTGTAAATAACAATCGCAATGCATTGGTTGTTGCATATACCCACATACAAAATGTTGCTTGAGTCATGCCGTTGATAGGTAAATTCGGACCAATCGCACCATACTCATTTGTTCCATTAAACTCTATGTTAAATGGCGCTGTGTTAAATGTAGGAGTATTTACTAAATTCATATGATTTTGATATCTAGTTAAATCATACCAAGTAGTATCTCCATTTATATACGATCTTGGATTAATTGCGTCAACGGTATGTACTAATCCGTTAGTTGTTAATCTAGAACTACCCTCTACTGTACTCATAATATATCATTTGGAGACCATGCTGGTCCTGTTAATATTGTTAGTATTTCTTCATATGTATATGGACCTTCTGCAGTTGTTAGTGCCGTAACACAGTTAGGTGTATCGCCTTCCCATTTTACAAAAGTACGGGTACCGTCTACTGATAGTCTAACGGTATCTGCAGATGTTTCTAACACCTGTGTAAAATCAATAAGTGGTAGTTCCGTTATGTTGAATATTATGTATTGACGTGTTTCCATTATAATCCAAATCTTGTTTTAAGTGTATTATAGTTAGTAGTCATTTCAGTAGCAGTTAAACTTTTATTATATACTAATAGCATAGAATAATCTCCATTATAAAATCTGTTATCTGCTGCGCCATCACCAGTACGATATCCCATAAATAAACAATTAGGGTTAGTTAGTTGCGGACAATGACCGGTTGCCGATGCTACTACGGTTTGCTGTGTGTTGTTAATATATATGTCATAATATGATCCGTTCCAATTACAAGTTATTATGTACCAGGCATTTGCTGTTAAACTTCCTCCATCGGTAATGCCAGTTCTCTTACTTTGTGGTGATGCAAGATCTAGTAAAGTTATATACTCGTTAGTTAAATTTACAGTAATTGAACCAAAGCCAAAACACCAATTGGAATCTGCATTACCTTCTGCAACTGCATTTTTTCTAAAACCAACAACTAAAGATCCGGCTGATGCAGCATTAACTATATTTTTAGGTCTAGTTATTATGGTAAAACTGTTAACAGTCTCATTTGGAAAAGTTGTAGCTAGTAATCGATCATCAGATCCGTCAAAAGTTATTATTCCGGAAAAATTACTTGTGTATGTAGGTCCATTTGATAATGTGCTAGTAAGTGCACTTCGAGAAATATCATTCCATTGTTCAGATCCGCTAATATAAGATCTTGTATTAGCTGCGTCTAAACACAAAACTAATCCATCTGTTACTATTTTCGGCGAATATCTAAATGCCATAACTTATATACTTCTTACTATTGTTTTAATTGTCCATCCGGTAGTAGTAGCAGATCCTGTTAATGCTATATTGCTACCAGATACTATAACTGTTAAATTTAATCCTGATGTAGAACCGAAATCGGTTGTAGTGGTTTCTGTGAAATTAACTGCTGATCCTGACCATATGGACATGATTTGACCGGCACGGGCATTACTACCGGATTTTGCCGTATATTCAAACCAAACGCCATCATATGACGCAGTTGGTATTCCGTTATATATAGTAAATGATGTTGCAGTAGTTGTTACACGTTTAGTTGTGTGTAATGATGGTGCTTGAAAATCTCCTAGTACTACTGTGCTATCTGAAAATGCTTCTAATACCGGCAATCCGGATATGTCATTAACTGAGAATAGTGACCCAGATAAACTGTCAGTTACGCTGAATAACTCTCCTTGCGAACCTTGTACGACGAACACTGGGTTTGCAGATCCGGATCCATAAACGGTTAGTGTTGACCCAGATACTGTGCCAATTGATCCAGATAAATACATTCTAGACCCGCTAATGTTTTGTGTAATATTTACAGATCCAGTAACTATTAATGATCCAGAAATTATTGCAGATCCGGTATATGGAAAATCGGAAACACCAGCTCCGGCAGAACCAGAAATTTCATAACTAGTACCAACTCTATTAATTGTAATATTTGGCCCAGCAACTAAATTCACATAACTTGCTGTTTGAGCTGTAGTAACAAATGAAGCAGTTACTGCATTGTTAGCCCAACTTGCAGTACCGAATAACGAACCAGTAAATGATGTTGCTTGTAATGAACCGGTTAATCCATATGAACCAGTAAGCTGCTTACTATTAATCCATACGCTACCTGACTTAACTAGCAAGTCACCGTATGATGCTGTTGTGGTAGTTTCACTAACATCATGTAGCTCGTTAATTTCATATCCATTATCTACACGTACGTGAATTGAGCCGTTATTGGATTGTTGGCGAATTACTTGACCCAATCGAACTGCATGCAGTGGTGCATGAGGTGCTGATCCGGTAATAGAACCGGTAGGTCCTAAAAATATTAACTGACCAGATGTATAGTTTGTTGTGTCTATACCAGTTAACACACCTTCTGTAATGATGTATCCTTGTGATCCGTTGGTTATTTGCTGAGTTGCAATTCCTAGTGTATTTGCCGATTGGCCATCGTCTTCGTATGATGCAGTGGTGATTCTAGGTATATCACTTGCATTGTTTGAACCAGTAATTCTAACTACAGTACCTTTAGCAATAGTAAATCCTGCTTGGTTTAATACCAATACATCAGTTTGAGTAGTGCGGGTTGAAAAGGATGCAGTTTCTGCATAAATTGCATACGAAGCAGTTCCTAAAAGTGAACCAGTAATACTAGGTGCATATAGTGATGCAAGTTCTCCAGCAGAGCCAGAGGTTAAGACCTTTTTCCAATTCGGCATATTATTTCCTTTTTATATTGCGGTTAGATACATACACTTATGCCGTGTGTGTGCCTACTTCCTTTCGGCCAACAATATATTTTATAATAAATATAAAACTAGGAAAATAACATTATTTTTTTGCCGGTGCTTTTTCTTGTTGTGCGTTTGATAGTTTTAGAATTTCTTGTTCTAAACGAGTTTGCAAATCTGCAATGTATTTTGCGTCTTTACCTGTAATTGTTACGCTGTCTAATGCTTGTCTTAAAACGCCTAAATCTTGAAGTGTTAACATAACTTATTATTTTTTTGATAAATATTGTTGTTGCAGTTTATATACAATAGCATATAACATTTCTAAATGTGTTCCTGGAAATGATGAATTTTTAATTAGATCTAATAAATATTCAATTTCTAGTTTATCTAAAGTAAATTCCTCCCCGGAGTTAACAGGAGAGGAATTTGGTTTTTTATCTACAATGCCCATTATAACTCTTTACTATAAATATATAATTTTTTATGCATATATCCAAATAGTTCCGTCAGTATTTGTATAGATTGCACCTTCTTTTGCAAACTCACCAGTAGTTGGCTTTGTTGCTCCATGTGCTGTTTCTGTAAATACATATGACATAAATGAACCACTCACGCCAGATGCTGATGTCGGATCAATTAAATTTGTAGTATCAACAACTCCATCTTGGAATCCCCAACGACCGGTTGTCGAATCAAACCCAAATGCAATATTACCTGCTGCGTCCGATCCTCTATCAATAACAATACCACCATCAGTTGTACCTGCAGATCCAGATGCTAACAATATAAATTTATCTTCTACATATAGATCAGTAGTATTAATATATGTAGCAGTACCATTAACAAATAAATCTCCCGTAACAGTCAAGTTGTTACCAATAGTTACGTCATTAGGTAAGCCTACTGTTATAGTTTGACCAGATACTGATGTTTCTACTTCATTTGCTGTACCAGCTATAGTTAACGTTTGTGA